TATCGGTCTGTTTCATACATCCTCGTGTCGTTGTTTCTTGGCACTCGTAAGAGTGAAACGGGGTATCTCTTACTGAAGAACCTGTGCGTTACAACCAAGACACTGAAATTCACCAACACGAAGAATGGTGTGGACCACTTCGTGCCTATTGGCAACCACCTCGCAGGCATTTTGGAGAAGCTCAAAGTGATGGCAGAGGAAGAGGGCAGTGAGTATCTATTTCCATCCACCAAGGGTGCGAAACGCCCACACATGAGTGACCCTCGGGGAACACTCGATCAAATCTGCGCACACGCTGGCATCTCAGTAACGATGCACGATTTGAGGCGTTCGTTCGCATCGATTCTCGAGCGAATCAACGTCCCTCAATACACACTGAAGAGGTTACTGAATCACATTTATGACCCCGCGCGTGATTCTGATGTCACTTCCGGTTATGTCCAGATTGACACTGAAGAACTCCGTCCGTTTGTACAGAAATTTGAAGACACGATTCTCGAATTGGGAGGCTGTTAGTTACGTCACAAGTTTCCTTGGCTGTCAATAATGCCACCCTCGCAAGTGTTGAAGAAGATGCACACTGGTGGGACACATTAGGTGTGACACAGTGATTCTCACAGTGATTTTGATCATTCAATGATTAAAAAACCAAAGAGACACACAGTGTCAAACCTATGGTGAAACCTCACTAGCGCGTTGAAACAAAAGCATTTTGGTGATTCGAAACGAGTCACACCGAAAGTGCTCTGCAGACTTTTCAAAAATCTGTTTCAATGAAAAGACAACAACACAAAAAGGGGATTGCGATGGACAACAACAAAAACGAGATGACTCTGGTAGAGCAAGCGGTTAACGAAGCGAAGGTTGCGCAGCAACTCGCTCTTGAGGACCTGATGCACGGAGAAGGTGTGGCTCGCTACGAAAAGCAACTGAACCAGCAAGGGGAAGAGAACAGCCGCCCCGGTATGCGCATCTTGGAGACGGCGATTCGCCCACTCTCCAAGGCGATTGACGAATGGACCAAATCCAAGAAGACAGTCAGCCGCCTGCGCCAAGCCGTGGACATCTTCGAGAAGTTTGATTCGGATGACTTGGCTTTCATCACGCTGCGCCGCTTGATTGCCGGTGCCGGTCACAACGAGCGCCTGACAACCGTGCTTGTCAGCTTGGGTGGGCTGGTACATGACGAGCTGGAGTACCGCAAGTTCAAAGCCGAGAACCCCAAAGCTTTCGGATGGACCATGCAGAATGCCAAGAAGTACTCGGATGGCTCCATCGCCAAGTATGTGACCCTCTTGGCCAAACGACGCGCTGGCATCGCAGACGATGTGTGGACGCACGAAAAGCGTGTGAACATCGGCGCCAAGCTCTTTGAGTTGGCCATGGGTTCCGAGCTTTTTGCGAAAGAGCGTAAGCGCGAAGGCACACGCGAAGAGGCGGTGTTCCTCACCTTCACGCCTCAGATCGAGGCCTACCTGCAGCGCAGCCATGAACAGTGCGCCCTGATGGCACCTCTGTACCTGCCAATGGTTGTGAAACCAAATCCTTGGACCTCACCCTTCACCGGTGGTTATTACACGCACCGCACCACGCTCGTGAAAACACGCAGCCTCCCATACCTCGAGGAACTGGCAAACAAGCCCGAGCAGATGGCGAATGTGTACAAAGCCACGAACTTGTTGCAAGACACTGCGTACAAGATCAACCCCGGTGTGCTCCGAGTGTTGAAAGAGTGCTGGGAACTTGGGGGTGGTCTGGCTGGGTTGCCACTGCGCGATGGCGCAGAGTTGCCTAACAAGCCTCACGATATTGACACGAACGAAGTGGCGCGCAAAGCATGGCGCAAAGAAGCCGCGCTGGTACACGAAGCGAACTCCCACGCGAAATCCAAGCGCACAGCTGTGGCCCAGAAACTTTGGATTGCCGAAAAGTTCAAAGGCGAAGAAGAGCTGTACTTTCCACACGCACTGGACTGGCGTGGCCGTGTGTACCCACTGCCTGCCTTCGTGAATCCTCAGGGTGACGACTCAGGTCGTGGCTTGCTGATGTTCGCAGAAGGTAAGCCTTTGGGTGAAGACGGTGTGGCGTGGTTGATGGTCCACTTAGCCAACTGCTTCGGCTTTGACAAAGCAAGCTTTGACGAGCGTATGGCGTGGGTTGATGAGAACCATGACAAGATACTCGACAGCGCCATCCTTCCTCTTGAAGGTCAACGCTTTTGGATCGATGCGGACAAGCCATTCCAATTCTTGGCGGCTTGCATGGAGTACGCCGGCTATGTCATGACGGGTCCTGACTATGTGAGTCACCTGCCAATCCACGTCGACGCAACCTGCTCGGGCATCCAAGTGTTCAGTGCGTTGTTGCTGGACCCCCGTGGTGCTGCTGCAGTAGGTCTGACACCACAGGAGAGGCCATCGGATATCTACACGAATGTGGCCCGCGAGAGCCAGATGGTGGTGGAGCGCGATGCAGCCGCTGGTGTGCAGGAAGCTAAGTGGTTCCTCGAGGAGGGTGGTGTCAAACGCGCGTTCACGAAGAGGAACACGATGACAAAGCCATACTCAGTGACTGCATTCGGCATGAAAGCGCAGCTCGAGAAAGAGTTCGCTGACCGTCTGCCTCACAGGCCTAACGATGAGCAACGCCGCATGGCCAGCTACCTCGCGAAGGTCAACGATGCAGCTATCGGTAAGGTTGTTGTGGCTGCCGGTGGTGTGATGAGCTGGTTGCAGAAGGTGGCAAAGATTGCCGCTGAGCAGGACACCCCATTGCACTGGACGACCCCCGCAGGTTTGATCGTGCAGCAGGGCTACCGTGTCCAGCTTGGTAAACGCGTGGCTGTGTACTTCGAGGGTAGGCAAGAGCGATTCACGATTGCTGAGGACTCTGACAAGCTGGACCGCAGGCGCAATGCGAATGCTGTGGCACCCAACTTTGTACACGCGCTGGATGCCAGCATCTTGATGGCATCAGTGCTTCAATGCGCCGAAGTGGGCATCACCAACTTCGCAGCGATTCACGACAGCTACGCTACGCATGCGTGCGACATGCCAGAGCTGAACGCAGCCCTGCGTGATGCTTTCATTGACATCTTCAAAGCTGACCGTCTGGCCATTTTCCGAGAGGACATCATCATGCACGCACCAGAAGAATCCCGCGCGTCACTGCGCGAGAAGCTGCCACAGGCGCCAGCACGTGGAACATTCGACATTGAACTCGTGAGGGAAAGTCTGTACTTTTTTGCGTAACAATATGTCCGCATTAAGTAATGTTGAATCAAACATGCCACCTTCAGAAAGGGAAACCGCCGGCCTCAAAACCCGGTGGTTTTTTCATTTTGGACAACAACAAAAGGGGACAGAGATGGAAAGACAAATCAACAACGCAATCCGCAGAGCGCGTAGGCAATGGGAAAGGAACAGACATATCTCGCTCGACTTGCTCGCAGAACTCGTTGAGATGGGTGTCGATGTGGAGGCGCTTGAAGCAAAGTACCTCAAATTTGAATAAACAAAAGGAGTAGAGAGATGACGACAAAGAAAGCAATGGAAAAAGCAATCAGCCCCAAGGGCATCGCAGTGTTCCCGTGGTTGAACAAGGCGGACACCAAGTGGAAACCCGAGGGTGAATTCAAAGTCACATTGCGTTTGTCTGGTGCCGAAGCCGAAGCCTTCAAGGCAACGGTTGACGAGCGCACCAACCGCGCACTCGAGGCTGCCAAAGCAGAACTGCTCGAAGCTGCAAAGGGTGATGGCAAGAAGTTAGCCGCAGCCAAGCGTGCAGTCGAAGAGATGAAGCCAGTGGCCCCATACAAGCCGGGTTATGACGACGAGGGCAGCGAAACGGGTGACCTTGAGTTCGCTTTCAAAACCAAGGCCGTCATTAAAGACCGCAAGACAGGCGCCACGCGTCCCAAAGTTTTGCCCATCTTTGATGCCAAGCGCAATGTCGTGAACGACAACGTCTGGGGTGGCTCAACGATCAAAGTCGCATTCGAGTACATGCCGTACTACAACCCCGCGACGAAAACCGTGGGTGTCTCACTGCGCATCAACGCTGTGCAAGTCCTTGAGCTGGTGAGCAGCTCCGGTGGATCTGCCACATCGTTTGGATTCGACGAAGAAGATGGTTTTGTAGCGACCGAAAAAGAACAACAACAAGAAGGGTCAGCTGATGGTAACGACGACGAAGAAATTTCAGGCGACTTTTAACGCAATCAAGTACGGCTACCGCTCAGGTCTCGAAGAGGTCCTTGCAGATCAGCTCGAAAGGGCTGGCCTGCCGGTCAACTACGAGACCATGAAGGTGTCGTACAAGCGGCCAGAGAAGCCCTCGACATACACCCCTGACTTCGTGTTCTGCAATGGCAAGCTGATCATCGAAGGTAAGGGGCGCTTCCTCACCGAGGACCGGCAAAAGCAAAAGCTCATAAAGCAGCAGCACCCGGGCTTGGACATCCGCTTTGTGTTCTCAAACAGCAGAGCGCGTATCTCCAAAACCTCGAACACCACATATGCCAAGTGGTGTGAGGACAACGGCTTCAAGTACGCAGACAAACGCATTCCAGCAGAGTGGATCGAAGAAATTCGCCAGCTGGAAGCCCAACAAAAAGAATAAAAAAAAATGGGAGACAAACATGGATGTGACACACATCACGGTCCACTGCTCAGCATCGAAGCTGAGCCAGAAAGTGGACAGCAAAGTAATCGACAAATGGCACCGACAGAAGGGGTTCCTAAAAATCGGCTACCACTTCGTAATTCTGCGGGATGGCCAAGTGGAAACGGGCAGGGCGCTAACGGAGGTTGGCGCACACGTCTCGGGGCACAACGCGGGCAACCTCGGAATCTGTCTGGTCGGAGGTCTGGACGAGGCGGGTAAGCCCGAAGACAACTTCACGCCTGAGCAGTTCGGTGCGCTCATTGACTTGCTCGAGGAGTTACTCCAGCAGTTTCCCGATGCGCAAGTCCTTGGCCACCGCGATTGGCCCAATGTGAAAAAGGCTTGTCCTTGTTTCGATGTCAAAAAGTTTCTGGAGAAACACAGATGAACCACTACCTGATCCGCGTCCACTTCGACGAGGAGAGCTACGACAACTTCGATGTCATTGATGTCGAAGCCGACAGCTTCATGGAAGCCATCAACAAGGCTGTGCGCAAGCTTAGCCCCACCCAAAAGCAATACATGTACAGCATGCAAGCGTTCATCCGCTGCGAATCGTACATGTCAGAGTGATTTTTAAAAAGGAGAGAGAGATGAAAAAACAAAACCAAAACATCAGCCGCACTGCAGAAATTCTGGCGCACTTGAAGCGTGAGCGTAATGGCATCACCGCTCTCGAGGCGTTGGGTGTCTACGGCGTGTTCCGCTTGGCATCCACCATTCACCGTTTGCGTGAGCGTGGCCATGCCATCGTGACGGAGCGCTGCTTCGATTTGCGCGGTCATGAGTATGGCCGCTATCGCCTCGTGCGCTCTTAAAGGAGCACACACATGGGGCAGTTTCTGTATCACGCAGCGTGCCCCAATTGTGGATCGGCTGACAACCTCGCAGTTTACGACGACAACAGTCACTGCTTCGGTTGTGGTCATCACATCAATGAGGGTGGGCAAGAGACAACAACAAGAACAACAAAGGGACGCAATATGTCTTTGCTTCAAGGGGAAGTGCGTGCGCTCACAAAGCGTGGCATCAACGAGGATACATGCAAGAAGTTCGGCTACTCAATCGCCGAGCATCATGGCGAAAAAGTTCAGGTAGCCAGTTACTACACGAACGGCGAGCTGGCCGCACAGCACATTCGCACCGCCGACAAAAAGTTTTCGTGGCTGGGAGATGCCAAGGGCGTGGAGCTGTTTGGCCAACACCTTTGGTCAGCCGGCAAGATGGTCGTTGTGACCGAGGGTGAGTTGGACGCCATGTCTGTATCGCAGATCCAAGGCAACAAGTGGCCCGTGGTGTCACTGCCAAACGGTGCCCAGTCAGCGAAGAAGTACATCCAAAAGAATCTTGAGTGGCTCGAGTACTTCGACACGGTCATCTTGATGTTTGACAACGACCAGCCCGGTCGCGATGCAGTGGCTGAGTGTGCAGGTCTGTTCACTCCGGGTCGCTGCAAGGTGGCATCACTGCCACTCAAGGATGCCAATGACATGCTCATGGCTGGTCGTGGCGCCGAGGTCATCCAGTCCATCTGGAATGCAAAACCATTCCGCCCTGATGGCATCGTCAATGCTGCGGACACTTGGGAACTCGTGTCAGCCGAAGACGCCGATGCATGTGGGCACTACCCGTGGCCAGCTGTCGATGGTTTCCTCTCTGGGTTACGCAAAGGCGAGCTGGTCACGGTGACTGCAGGGTCCGGCATTGGCAAGTCTTTGTTCTGCCGCGAGGTGGCCAAGAGCCTGCTCGCTGCTGGTGAGACTGTTGGGTACATCGCGCTCGAGGAGAACGTCAAGCGCACGGTACTCGGCTTCATGGGCATGGAGCTGAACAAGCCATTGCACATCAGCAAAGCCGGTGTCACACCGGAGGAACTCAAAGAAGCCTTCGACAAGAACGCCGACCGCTTGTACCTCTACGACCACTTCGGGTCTACCGATAGTGACAACTTGATTGGCAAGTTGCGCTATATGGCCAAAGGCTGCGGGTGTAACTGGCTGGTGCTCGACCACATCTCCATCGTGGTGTCCGGTATCGGTGATGGTGATGAGCGCAGGCTTATCGACAACACGATGACCAAGCTACGCCAGCTCGTGGAAGAAACCGGTGTGGGTCTGCTGCTGGTGTCACACCTCAAGAGGCCAGAGGGCAACAAGGGTCACGAGGATGGTCTGCAAACCAGCCTTGCGCATCTGCGCGGTTCAGCCGCCATTGCTCAGCTCAGTGACATCGTCATCGGACTCGAGCGTAACCAGCAGTCTGACAACTCTGACACAACCATGGTGCGTGTTCTCAAGAACCGCTACACCGGTGTCACAGGTGTGGCCGGCACGCTGTTGTATTCAAGGGAGACCGGCAGGTTGCTTGCAGCAGAAGCAGATGGATTTGACACAGAGGTTTCTGCTGAAGAAGCCGCTGCGATGTTCTAAAACAAAAACAACAAGGGGATAGAGATGAAAGTAATCGAAGAGTACTACGGACCAGAGCGTGTGTTGAACAACGCACCTTGGAATTCTGGCAGCTACGGCACCTATGGGCGCAACCAGATGGAGGCGTACCTCCGCGTGGAAGTCAATGGCCGCATGTTGCATGCCAAAAAGATCGTTGAGGGTGACCGCTACGGACCGCCCTATGCGTATGTCATGCGCGACCTGCGCAGGCAAATCATGCTTGAAGTAGAGAAAGAAGTGTTCGGTAGCTAAGCCAGAGCACTCAAAGAGTAGCCACCTTCGGGTGGCTTTTTTGTTGCCTCGTGGGGGAGGCGAAGGGGAACACGATGAGAACAATGCTTTTTGACTTGGAGTCAAACGGACTGCTTGATGAGCTTGACACGGTACACGTGCTGGTCATCAAAGAGGGTGGCAAGCGCCACACATTCCGCAAGAACTCTCTTGAGGACACGATTGGCCAAGGCTTGCAGATGCTGCAACAGGCTGACCGAATGGTTGCACATAACGCCATTAAGTTTGATGTGGCTGCAATCAAAAAAGTCTATGACATTGCTCTTGACCCTTCAAAAGTCTACGACACGCTCGTCGTAAGCCGTCTCATTTTTGCTGACATTGGCGACAGGGACTCCAAGCTCGTGGCTGCAGGAATTCTGCCGGGCAAGCTCTTTAAGAGTCACTCGCTGGCTGCATGGGGCTATCGCCTCAAGTGCCACAAAGGTGACTACGAAGGTGGCTGGGCTGCATGGAACCAAGCGATGGAAGACTACTGTGAGCAGGATGTGGAAGTCCTCGAGCAGCTCTACAACTTGCTCGTATCAAAGAACTACAGCCAGCGCGCTGTGGATCTGGAGCACCAAGTCGCTTGGATCATGGCCGCACAAGAGCGCCATGGTTT